TGTTATTGGATTATAATGTAAACCTATAATTTGTTTTAAATCTTTATCTGTTGATACAATTATTTTAGTTCCTTTAATAATTTTAGATGTACCTAAAATACCTAATACATCATCAGCTTCAAGAGTAGGTTTAATATAAATTTTAAAATTCTTTTTCATATACTCTTTACAATATTTAAGAGTAAGTGGTTTTCGTTGTTTAATTCTATTGGCTTTATAATCAGGAAATATATCTTTTCTAAAATTAGCTTTATCAGAAAAAGCAATAAGAACATTATCACATTGAGTATCTTCTTTTAATGTAGAAAAATATTCATCAATTAATTGTCTACACTCGTGTTCATCAGAGTGTAATGTCCAAACTTCATTTTCCCACCTTATAGGTGTTTCAGTTCTAAATGCTATTTGATACGCAACTATATCTCCATCTACTAATAATGTACTACTCATTAATATTCCTCTTTCATTTGTTTTTAAAAATTACAACCATTAAAGGTTTAATATAACCAACTCTATTAATATCTGGCTTTCCATCATCGTGTCCAAAACGGAAACCTTCTCTTGATGGTTTTTGTAAAAATCTAATTTCACAATTAGGATTATGATAAATCCATTCGTGAAAATATTTACTATGAACTGAAGCAGGTAATAAACATACTCCTGTAAAATTTTTAGTTTCGTACGCTTTTTTAACCCAACGCCAAATGTTAGTATCAAATAGAGGGTGTATATAAGCTACTTCTCCACTCCAATCTTGTTTTAATCCATCATTCTCTTTAGTATAATATTTTGGTAATAAATGATTTACATCAGAAGCACATACGTCAACTGTAAATCTAAATTCTTTTGAGAGCTGTTCCCATATTTCTTTAGGAGTTCTCACCCATTTCAGAGATTTAGCTGAAAAAGATAATTGATTTTTATTACGTTTAAGAGGCTTTACAACCACTAATTACCTTTTCCTTTTGGTTTAAATTTACTTAAATCAATTTCAATAACATTGTCATATTTTTTAATATGGTGTCTGAAATCTTCAGGAGGATAATTCTTTTTTCTCTCCTCGTTAATAGCAGTATCAGCTAATAAATAACCGTGTCTTTCAACAGTTCTTAAGAAAGCTGATAACATACTTCCTACTTGAACTGACGGACTATCTAACATACTTACATCTACTTTTTCACCTTGTTGTGGTTTTTCAAAGATAGAATAAGTTAAACTATTTGTCTTTAATCTAGGTTGATTTAAATTCCTTGTACCAACATCAGTTAACACAATTATTACTTGCATAATTTTTTTACCTTTTCTTTCAATTTAAAATACCAAGCATCAGCTATCTTATATAAAATATCAGGAAATTGATGTTGGCCTTTCGTTTGATTACACTGAAAACAAATAACCCAAATGTTATTTAGTTCATAACCTTTAGTGGTATCAATACGATCTACTGTTGGTGAATTTTTTACAGAACCTTGAGGTACTAATATTTTTTTACAACAAGGACAATGACTAGGAGTTATTGCGATTAAACCATCTATTGTTAACCCACAATTATGACCTCTACGTCTAACTTGTGCAGTTAAAGCATTTGAAGCCCACTTTCGCCAAGCATAGTTTTTAGTGGGTGTCAGCCCAAGATTTTCCGATTTTATATTCTCCTTCAAGGGAAACTCGGAGTTTAAGTCGTTGACCAGCTTCTCGAATTGATTGGGTTGCAATTTTTCCTACTCTCTCTGCCAACTCTGGTGTAGTTTCAATTTGAAATTCATCATGAATATTAGCCACTACAAACGCATCAATACCTTTTAAATTACTCCATAAAATAATCAAGGCTTGTTTCATAACGATTGCTGCACAACTTTGAATCAAACTATTTAAAGCTGAATGACTACTTCTAATTTGTAATTTACGTCCATCAATAGCACGTATAAATCCTTTATCTTCTAAAGTCATAAAAATATCTTGCTTAATTTCTTTAAGAAAAGGTAGGTTTAAATAAAACCTATCTAAAATAATCTTACCTTCTGCTAAAGGTACTTGTAATATTTGTGATAATTTTTTAAATGAACAACCATAAAGAATAGCATAGAACATTGTTTTCGCTAATTGCCTATCTTCTAACCCAGCAGCTTTCATATTATATGAATGAATATCCCCATTTAAAATTAAATCAGTATATTCTTTTCCACCTTTATAGTTATAAATATAATGTCCAAAACATCTCGCCTCAATTCCACTAGCATCAGCTCCGACAAGTACCTTGCCGTCTGAAGGTACAAAGAGTTCTCGACATTCTTTTCCATACGGAGTGTGTAAACTAGGCACTTGTTGAAGATTAGGAAACCGAGCTGCCATACGTCCTGTTATAATATTCGTTACATAAAAAGTGTGTATTCTTCCTTTTTTATGTACTTTTAACCAAGCGTTTTTACCGTCAGCTAACATACCTAATCTTTTCTCTAGGGTTAGATATTCATTTAATTCTTTAGCTTCAGGGTATTTTAATTTTGATAAAACTTCTTCATCAACTATGGGTTGGCCAGTATCAGTAAATTTAGTAGGCTTCCACCCATTCAATTTCATTAATCTATTTGCAATATGTTGACGAGAAGATGGATTAAATGCCACAACTTTACTTTTCTTTACGGGTACTCCTTTTTTGTAGCCAAACTTCTTATTATTAACTTTAGGAATAAACTCACCTAAATCAACCGTCCAACTTTTAAATCTATTTTCTAAACTTCTTTTTAATTTATTTGTTTTATTTAATAAATGTGCGTGGAGTTTTACAGCTTTATCTACATTAAACCCAAAACCTTTTTTCTCTTGATCTCTTAAAATAAAAGCTACTTCGTGTTCTAAATTAATTGATCTATCATTAAATTGTTTCTCTAATAATTTGTTATATAATTTTTCAGTAATTTTTACATCTTGAATACAATACTGCAACATTTCATCGGAAAAGGACGACCAATCGTTGGCTTTATTGAAATCGCCCTTTTCCAACTGTAAGCGACAACCCCAACTTTCAAGGTTATGCTTATTAACCAAATGAGTTCGCATACGTCCTCTTGCGATTAACTTCATATCTAGTTCTTTTATGTCAGGGTAGATAAGACGACTTAAAACTAGAGTGTCGTGGACTAATTCCTTTTTATGGGAATAGCCATAAAGTTTTTTAAGTACAGGAAGGTCATACTTAATAACATTATGGGCGACTATTAAGTTATCACTTAACATATCTAATCCATTTGGTATTCGGTTTCCAGCAAAGGTATGTGTTTTACCTTCTTTGTTAATAACTAAACAATGGACAACACTTGGATCTAATCCATCAGTTTCTAAATCAAAAATTAAGGGTGTTGTCATATTCAAATAATCTTCCTTTTTCTTTATCGTATTTTAATAAACAGGCTTTTCCTGTAATACCAGCAAAACGATTTTTTAAAATTCTACAAACAGTTTCGCCTGATTGATCTCCACTAACATTTCTTTCAACACCAATAACAATATCTGATAATTGACCTATACTAGCACTCCCTCTTAATTGTCCGAGTGAAGTTTTAAGTCCATCGGTATGATCTTTATTACCTTCAGGTCTTTTTAAATGTGAAATAATAATAACTCCAATATCTAAAGATTGAGTTAAAGCACGAAGTTTAGTCATTAATATATCAATCGTTTTTCTTTCATCGTGCATTTTATTCTCAAGACCTGACACAATTATTGAAATATGATCTATAAATAAATATTCTATATCTAATGATTTTGCAAAATATCTTATTTTATTAAGAATAGTATCTTCTTCAATAGATCCCCAGTGATCATATAAAAATACATTCCCATTACCAACGGTTTCATCAAAACCTTTTTTTAATTCTATATCCGTAACAGTAGTTCTATCTATATGAATTGGTTTGTTTAAATGTAAACCAATAATTCCTTCACAAGTTCTTTTAATACTTTCCTCTAAAGAAATTATACCTATCCTAACATTATCTTGAATAAGTTTATAAGCCATTTCTTTTACTAATAAAGATTTTCCAATACCTGAACCACCTGTAATAGTAACAATTTCTTTTTTTCTAATTCCAAATAATTTTCTGTTCAAACCCTCGTAAGGATAAAAAACTTTTGCTCTTTCATCGGCAACACTAACTACGTCCCAAAGTTCATCACCAGCAACTACTCCATCAGGACGATATATTTTAGCCTCCCACATCGCTTTAACTACTTCATCTCCACGATTGGCTACAAGCATATCATTAACATCTTTTAAGGGTAGTGTGGCTATCTTACATTTACCAACTGTAAATAATTCTGCTACTTTTTGAGCTGCCTCAAATCCATATTTATCTTGATCAAAGAAAATAACAACAGTTTCAAAACTTTCTAAATATTCTAATTCTTTTTTTATTGACTTAACTGCACCATTAACACCATTAGGAATACCCACAACAGGATATTTATGATTGAATATTTGAGATAAACTAATCGTGTCAATTTCTCCCTCACATACGCAACAAATTTTACCTCCCCCATTCCATTTTTCTTGACCATAAAGTAAAGCCTCCTTAATGCTACCTACCGTCTTAAAGGTTTTATCCTTGTATCTAATTTTTTGAAAGACAGGTTGTTTAGATTTGTTGTAGTAGGTCGCAATCTGAACGGTCTGATTACTTTGTTGACCAATACTATAATTCCAAAATGTGCAGCTTTCAAGAGTGAGGTTTCGTGTAGAAAGGTTTTTATGTATACCTTCAACAAGGTTTGTTTCGACCCCTTTAATGTTATGATGATTGATTTCCATAGGTTTATCAGAATTTGAATAAGTGTTACAAGAAAAACAAAAAAGATGCCCATCAGAATACAAACTATTTGCATCACTGCTCCCACACTTTTTACAAGGTAGATGAGAAATAAATTCGCTATCATCGGTTTCCATCATTCCACCACCAACTTTTTGTATCATTAATTTCACGCCACCTGAACCACGTTCTCCATAACCAACTTCTCGTCATTGATAAGCCTGTAAATATTAAAGCTATTTCAATGCTTTCAAAAATTGATGGGTACAAATCAAAATAAGGAAAAATTAGCAACTGTATTAAAATTGCTAGAATAAAACCACTACCAACATCAATGAAACTTTCAATCAGACTTCGCATCTTTTTTTCCTATCTTTCTTTTAGCTTTCCAACATTTCAGTTTTTTCATCAATCTACCGTTTTCTCTATTAAGCAGATCATTACCTTCTCTGGTTAAGGTATGATTTTTTCTTTCAATTTCTAATTCACTTCTCAATTTTCCATTCATCATTTGATGTTCTTTATTAATTTGCATTAAATCTTTTACTCTTGCTCTAAGCTTTTTTATTGTTTTTTTTTGTTTAGCTTCTTCGAATATTCCTACGTAGGTCATTTTTTATTTAATCAGTTCTAAAGTTTTAATGATTTCCTTCTTTAAATAAGGAATTCTCTCATTTTTCTTTTTTGGCAAAATAACAAAAATATCTCTTTTTGTTTCTTTACAGAGAGCATTAAGAATATTCTCCAGCAATATTTGATTTCTATTTATTTCTATCACTTGCCACCCTTTTAACATCGCTTTGAGTATTCTCTTTTCTTTTAAATATCTTATTGTAATTTTCTAAATAGATTGTATTGGATTTCGGAGATGCACCATTCCAAGCTTTTCGTTTGGTTTTAAATTTCACAAGCCACCTTTACAAAAATCATCAAAATTGATTTGGTAGTTTTTTTCTGGTCTTGAATAATTATTCTGTTCTATTTTTTTATTAATATAATATTCGTGTGCCCTCTTTTTAACTTCGGGACGTTTTCTATATTCACGCATATAATTTTTAGACCAAGCCTTACCGTGTTCTGATCTAGACCAAACTAATCTAGCACGTTTTCTACTCTCTGCATATTTATGAGCCACTAACAATCCCCCTCGCTTTTCTAACCATCGTTTTTAAACTCTTTTCAACCTTTTCTTCAAGCTCTTTTATTTTAGTTTGTAACTTACCATTATTTACTTTATGATTATTACTAATTTCTGTTAAATCCAACACACGATTAAGTAACTCTCCCATTCTTGCGTTAATTTGCATATTTCTTTTAGTAAGTTGATCTACAAGTATTTTTAAATCATTTATTTCCTTTTGTTTATCTGAACTAAAATTAATACCTTCAGCTTTGTGGTTTTCTTCTGTTAATTTATCAACTTGTTTTTGAAAATTTTTAGCGTCTTTATCTGACATCATTTATTTTATCCAATCGTTAGGTATTGTTTTGTCACAAAATTTAAAATTATTTTTAATACACCACATAGCATACGTTGTTTTAGAATTTTTATAAATCTTATTCCTAGAATTTCCAAAAAGAAAACGAATGTCCAATGTGGGGTGTTGCTGTTGAATTAAAATATGTTTCATTCTATCTTCTCGTTTTAGATAACCTTTAATCTCTATAATAATTCCATTAGCTAAACGTAAATCGGGAGTATATTTACTTTCCTTCTGTGGCTTGAAGTAGCACACAACATACTGTTCATACTCAAACTCAACATTCCTTTCATTTAAGTTTTTGATTACAAATTCTTCAAGCCCAGAACGGTATTTAGAAATCGCCTGTACTTTGCGTTTCTTCCTCATCTGTAGTTTCGGATTTTATTTCAAATCCGTCCTCTTTTGAGAAACCGAATTGTTCTTCGGCAGCAGATTCTCCATTTCCTTTACCCTCTACTAACTCAATAATCTGTACTGCTTTCATTCTCAAAGTAGCACCAGCACCGAGCATATTAGTAAAGTAAGGAACACACTGAAAAGCGACCTTCATTTTTGTGCCACTGTAAACAGATAACGTCTTTGTTATCGGAATACCTTTAGCATCAAAAATCTTTGGGCGTTGCTCAAAGTCAGTTCCGTTTTTAGTATTTACTTTTGCTTTTAATTTAAAAGTAAATGTAACCTTACCGTCTTTAGCGACTTTGTAAGGTTTGTGAGGAGACAGCTTACCTTTATTCTTCTTCGCCACTTCATCAATAGTCTTTTCGACTAATTCAATGAATGGTTTAGATTGAATTTTAGGTAAGGTTAGTTTCGTCCTATACAATCCGTTAACATCGAATTTAGTATCAGGAGAAAACAAATAGGGATATTCTGCAATTCCCTCTGTGGTAGTATGCGTTTTTAACTTAATTGTTTTTTGCATAAGTTTTACCTCCAAGAGTACACCCAATATCGGTATCTCGTTCAACGTGAGTAAGTTTATAATGTTTTTTACAATAACTCTGATCTTCCCACGTTTTACGTCCACAAAACAATTTTGGTGGACAATCATTTCCTAATGGAAACCGACATATATCATCTGTTAAATCTTCTAGGGTTGTAGGGTTTTCGGGTTCATTTATTAGAGGAATAGATTTTTGTGTTTTATACTCAATTAACATACGAGATTTTTTAATTCCTAATAATCCACCACGTTTTCTAGGAGTACAATTAATTCTATTTGCTTTTCCAATAATTGAATTTTTTGTAGTACCCAACACTTCGGCAATTTCAATAGCCTTATGTCCATTATCCCACATTTCTTTTAATTTACTTAATCTATAATCCGTCCACTTCATATTATCACCACCAACATATAAATAGAAAGTATAGTAATAAACCCTAGCACACTAAATACGATAATAAAAAATGGGTTCATCTTTTCTTCTTCTCTACCCATATATCATTTACTGGCTTACAGTAGGTCAGAAATACTTTGTATTCTTTAGTATCAACTTTATAAAATACTCCATCAAATTCTTGCTCTCCCTCTTTAGAATAAGTATTTGTTTTTACATATTCTTCACAACTTTGATAATCAAGAAACTTATCTTTCAAAAGATATTTAATACCTACCTCTTGTGGGTTAATTTCACTCGGTAATATAAGTAACATTAATAATTCAAACATTTAATTTCCTTGTGTTGGTTCTTCTGCATTGTTTAGCCATTCAAAATATTTTTCATCTTCATTAACACGAATGGAATTTGATGTAGTTCCAATTTTTTCAGGATAAATATATCCAAAAACATTTTGATCAATTTCTCTAAAAGTATAACCACCACCACACTCAATAAAATCACATCTTTTTTTTATATCTTCAGTTACATTATAAAGTTCCCCTTTAATCTTATAAGGATTTTTACGATCAGTATAATAAACAAATGGAAAAGAAGCACCACCAGCAGAAGTCATTACAAAGCCATTAGCTTTAGTAACGTACTCACCAAGAAACTCACCATCACTAATGGCCTGATGTAATGTACCATCACTTTTCAATGTTCCATAAACAAATAAATTAATCATATATCCACACTATACATTTAACTAAAAAAATATCTACTATTTTCTACCTGCTGAAGCTCAAGATTCCCCCGTTCAGGTGGCTTGGGTAATTTATCCTTATATTTCGTAGGTAACTGGTCGAGAAATTCATTATATAACAGGTTGAGCTGGTCTGGACTGAATAAATCAACAATTACTCGTCTTATAACCTTATGTAAATCGTCAATTCTATTTGGAGTTGTAGCAAAACTATCGTGGATCATCATTAGATTTGGCAGTGGATTATCATTCATTTTACAATATAAAGCTGTCGCTTGGGCTATCGCACCATCAAAACTGTGGACAATATTGGGTGCACTTGAAGAAACCATCTTTCTAGCGTCCTTGCGTTCCATTTGTCGTCTTAATGTTGTGTAAACTAAAGAACCAGCAATCGCTGTTTTAACTCTATACTTTGCTGTATATCTATAATCCTGTAATACTTTAAATCCCATAGGGGTTGTCCATTGTAGAGAAAGATTTACTTTACTAAATAATTTAGCTACCGATTGAAACCACTTCATTAGTTCACTAGCTAAACGAATTTCACTTTCTAAATGTTTCCAAACAATACCAGCTAACCATCTACAATCTTTAAAACCATCATCTTCTAAACATTTTGGCTTGTGTCCTAGTTCTACCTGTTTTTTGTATTCATCAAA